GATCTTTGAGTTTGTAACGGAAGCCCGTGATATCGCAGATACCATAAGCATTTTTGCCGGCAGCCAGGGTCACTACGCAATCCTGTAAATGGTCAAATCAGGGGCGACCTTGAAACTTGCCCTGCTTTGATCTTGCGACAACGCCCTCTCAAACTCCTCTTCATACAGCTGCTTCAGCAGCGGCACCTTCTCTGGGGCCCGCTTCAATGCGATGTAATAGGCCAAGCCGGCTGCAAGGCATGGATAAAACCTGAATGGCACCTCAAGGGTGTCTACGCCCCCATCGGCGTCATCCATTCTGGTCAATACATTGAGGTAAATTTCGTAGGTGGAGCTTTTGTCAGGAGCCGGCCAGATCGTAATAGTTGGGCTGATCTGCTTATCTATAAAGTACTGGTTTGGCTTGCCTGTGCTTGTTTTGGTAGCCAAATGGGCGTACTCAGCCCTGCTCAGCTTACTTAGCGGCACATCTGTGGTCGTACCGGAGACGGTTTCCCGCACAAAAACGTCTAAAACGTCGATGATGGACGTGGGAGTTGTTGGGTCAACGGTGTAAGTCACCTGGTCTTTTACAGCCGATATCTCTTTTTGCTTGATTGTCCACTGATTTAGACCGCGATTGGCCCACTCTGCGAGCATCAAATTTAGAGATCGTTGCGCTGTCTTGAGCTCATAACCCGTGCGGAGCTCAAGTCCGCAACGCTCAAACGCTTCCTCTATATAATCCGCAACGTCAAGTTCAAAGTCTTTGGAGCCGCTAGTCGCCATCCTCTCTCTCCGCGTACAGATTATTGAAAATCTGGTTTACATCCAGAGTGTAGTCTAAGTCACTTTTGCTGTAATGAATATGCTGCGAAGGCTTGAAGTCAGGGGCGCCTGTGCCTGTTTCAAACCAGGCGGGATGCGTCACGCGGACTCTGTTATTTGGCAGTGCGACGATGTTTCCGGTCCAGGGGCCAGCATCGAGCAACTCTAAGACGTGACTTTGCTTGTGCTGCGCTGGGTCATCTGCAATCTCGTTCTCTGCATAATCGACCGTAAAATAATATTTAGCTGGGTAAAGCTCCCCATCGATCAGCGCTAGCCAGGGACACGGGGTAGCCCTGTCCAAGACATACACCGCGTGGTTGTAGGAACTACAGTCCCAGGGCTGAGCAGCCCACACCGGCATCGGTTCAGGCCACTCTTCCAGGGGTGTATCGCCTACTAGCGCGGTGATCGGCATCCTGGCCCACATAGCACCGCCGTGGACATTGGGATCATCTGAATCGTAAGTCTCAGCCCCCGTAAAAATTAATTGGAAGCTGAGACATCTAGTGGGCATTGTGGTGACGGCAATCGCCATCGCATGGAGAAACTCTCCATGATATTCAGTGTGGTTATGAGTGTACTCTCTCCTCACCCAGCACTTGAAGTAAGGGATATTGCTCTGTAAGTAAGCCACTACCTTCCATACAGGCCGCTATTTTTCTTCACAGGAGCGCGCATATTTCTCTTCATGCCGCCCTTCTGTGCGCCCTTAGCTTTCATGGCCCCCCCTTTAGTCATGCCCTTTGCCTTCATGGCCCCACCCTGGGCCATCTTGCGTCTCTGCGGACCACCGCGTTTTTTCGCCTTTTTCTCCATCATTGCTTTTGCGGCTGGCATTGTGGCATCCATCACTTTGCCCAACATTCCACCCTTGGCGTAGCCTTTGGACTTCATCTTGCCACCAGCCCTCATCCCCTTGGCCTTCATCTTGCCACCAGCCTTCATGCCTTTAGCTTTCATGGCTCCGCCCTTAGCCATTCCTCCGCCTCGCGGGTATGGTGTTTGAACCGGGGCCTTTTTCGGCTTCACCTCCAGAGGCATATCGCCAACCTTTCTTTTTGGGTCAACCATCGGCTTCCCGCCGCTTGTTGGGCGCTGAATACCTTTCAATCTTTTTGTCAATTTGTTGAGAGTGCGCTTCGTTTTTCGCGCTCTACGCTCATCTGCTTGCGCGGCGGCGCGACCTTTGCCTCGCACTGGCCTTTTTGGTTTTTTAGTCCTTCTTAACATAACTAGATCCTCCAGTTAACGCGGAACCCGCGTTGTTTTGCGTCGATTGTTCATCATGGCGCCACAACCGCGAGCCTGTAGTTCAACCATCCCGCCTTTGCTCATATTCTTCGCAATCGCCATACCGCGCTTACGCTCATATTTACTGATTTTGCCGTCTTTGTTGAGATCGGATTTTTTTGCATCAAACTTCACGCTGCCACCTGCTTTTTTTCTCAGAAGGTCAGAATCTGCTTTGCGCGCCCCGCCTTTTCCGGTAGCAAAGGATCGCACTCGACCACACGCCCAAGCACTGGCCGGGACGTTGCGGGAACCTGAACTGTAATACGCACCAAGGCCACGCTTATAGACCTTGTTGAGTGTGCTGACAGATTTACCAGATGATTTAGCGTGTTTCTTCACGCAAGCGGGAGTGCCGCCACTACTTTTTTTTGCCACGAGCCGCCCTCTCTCTGCTAATTCTGTTCATTTCTGCCTTGGAAAGCGTTCCAGCGCGCGCTTTTTTGGCAGTTCGTTTCATTTCGGCCTCTTTAGCCTTTCTCTGCGCTGGTGACAGGCCAGCCAAATACTTGAGCGGAGTGCCCCTCTTGTTTTTTGGCACTGGCGCAAATTTACGTCTTGCTGGCTTTTTGCGCGTAGGCATTTATCGACTCATCCGCATGATTCTTTCTCTAATGCCCTCACGGTCTATCATCGGGGCCTGGAATTCTGGGACACCCATTTGGGGCTGTGCAGGCGCTGTCGCGCCTTGGCCTGCCCTAAACGCCGCAATCTTGTCTTGCAATTGACTCAGATCAATATTGGGGAACATTGCGCCTCTACCGCCTGCTCGGGCGATCAGTTCTTGAATTCGTGACTGTAAGTCAGAAGCAGCGCCCTGCTCTGAGGTGGTATTACCCCCACCACCCGTATCGAGTGGCCCGCCGGGTGTTATAAATGCTACGTTCGGCACAGCAGGATTGAAATACGTTCCCTCCGGTAACGACCCATCTGGGTTGAGAGGTACGGTGGGCGAACGCCTCTCTTGAATACGATCAGTCACCGTAGGCGCCGCTGAATCAGCTGCTTGCGCGGCTCTAAACTTTTCTATTGCCGCCTGAATTGCGTCTGTGTTGAGACCAGAAAGAAATCCGCTTCCAAATATATTGCCAGTAGAAGGCGGCACAAGGGGAACCGGGTCGCCAACTGGCATGATGGACCTTGTGGGCTCTTGGCTTCTTTGATACTCCGCAAACTCTGCATTTGTCACAGCGCCATCGTTGTTCAAATCTGCACCCATGCGGATAGCAGCCATTTGATTCGCCTGGGCTTGTGCTTCTGTCATGCCTCTTTTTGCCATTAGTTCAGCGATTCTTTGCGCCAACGGCGTTTGTTCTACCGCAGGTGTCGCACCACCTGTGGTTGGGATTGGGGTTTCAACCACTTGCTCCGCAATAGCTGGAGCATCCGTGCCACCCTGCCGCGCATCCAAAAGGGCGCGCATCTCTGCCAATTGATCCATGACAGAGGTCATTTCGTTTTGCCTGACAGGCGCAGATCCCTCTCGATCGAATACGGGCCGGCTGAAGTATTCAGCAAAGCCGGCGTAGGGACTCGCGGAGCCGCCATACTCCTGCATCGCAGCGCGCATGGCTTCAGTATTATCCGGTGCTAGCCCCTGGTATGGGTCTGTAGGCGGCGGCTGCACTGGAGGAGGTCTGCGCGGAACGCCCGGCATAGGAGGATTTATCCCCGCTATCTCTTCAGGGCCGCGAAACCGCATATCTCGAATCATCCCTTCTTCAGGCCGCTTCATCATCATCTTGCCAACCTCACCAGTTTTTGCACGACCAGTAACTGGCCGCAAAAACGTCTTTTTTCTTTTCGACGGCATCACAATTGTGCCGCGCCCTAAAATTCTTGCGGCGCCCTGGCTGGTCTTTCTTGATTGTCATGTTCGGATCGCCGTAGCGGACAATCTTGACCTGATCGCCTTTCTTTGCGAGAACCTTAAATTTTTTGTTTCCCCCAGGTGTTCTGACCTGTTTATTGTAGCCAGGGAATCGCTCACCCCTGTAGATGAGCGATCCGCCTTTGGTTCGCTTGACGCTCTTGATATCAGCCATAGCTTTTGATCAATTCCAAAATGATCATATAGCTGTCGCCACTTGAATGGCCCACGGTCGTGAAATCCAAGTCTCCCGTCTTCCCAGATCCTGCGTTGTTTGGAATCCCAGAAAAATTGGAGTAATCGTGATGACCGTTTGAGTTCTCTGATAGCCCGATTGCCAAAACATTAGTGGAAGCGTCAAACTCAATCTTCACGCTCATGCCCGTACACTGCCACCATATTTTATTTATGGTGACGCCAGTACAGGCTTCCCCGCGAGTGTTGGCTGTCAAGGCGGAAACATCCACCTTTTTGACAGCTGACTCTCCGGTGCCATCGCTTGCGTTTGTGAATTTCAAGACGGCTTTACGTTCACCGTCTTGAATGGTCTGAGATGTGACAGCGTCTGCCATCGTAGACCTCCTTTATCAGAGCTCTGTGGCAGCGGTGCGCTCTTTCATGGCGGTAATATAATCCACCGTCAAGACCTTAGCAGCCGCAGCGCCGTTCTGGATACCGAAACTGACGGTCAGTTCTTCGTCATCTGGCGCATTTGTTGACACGACCGTTCCAACTTCCGTGTTGTTTTGATAGACGTGAAACTTTTGGCCCTTGGGGTCATACATGAAGCCCACGGTCATAAACGTATCGTCTGCCATCGCAGTCGGCAGGTCCAGGGTGCTCTGAGTGCCGTCTTTTTCTACGATGAAGGTCAAGGTAGTTGAGCCATCGGTCAGCAGGAAAAAGATTCCATCAGAGACATCCAGCGGGGTTGTGTCTGTAATCTGTAAGCCCATGACCACGTCAGATGCATCAGCGTCTGAGGTCTTGAAACGCGCATTGAAAGCCAACTGCTTACCGGCTTCGTACTTGAAGCCCTCCTTCACAAGCTGAAGGAACGTATGATCGTTATCAGCATCGTCTTGTGTCAGGGCTAATAGGCCCCCGTCACCATCGACCAAAGCCTCTGAAGCGTTGCCAGAGCCGGCCTCAGTC